TTGTATTTGTATTTGTATTTGTATTTGTATTTGTATTTGTATTTGTATTTGTATTTGTATTTGTATTTGTATTTGTATTTGTATTTGTATTTGTATTTGTATTTGTATTATTATTCTCTAAGTTTTCTATATAATTTATAACTATATTGCTATCATATTTCTCTATACCTATTTTTCTAATTAATTTTAAAAATAATAAAATAAGTGTAGATGATTTTATATGAGTTATTGCAATTTTATGTGGTCTTAAAAATAAATTAAATACTTTTGGTTTATCTATATTAATTTTAGTATTATGTTTAGTATTACATTTTTCTATAAAATGTAACATTAAAATACATTTTATATTTAAACATAATTCTGTTTTAACAACAAATTCTACTAAAATATTAATATTTAATTTTAATACATTTACATATTTAATTGTATCTATATTTTCTATACTTTTATTATTTAGTATATTATGTTCATTTTGTTTATTTATTTCAATTCTTTGATTTATAATTATGTCATATAATTTAGCATCACTATATATATTAATTACATTAAGTATTACTTCTGTTGGTATAAATGATGTTTCTAGAAACTTTAATAACATAAAAGAAATATAAGATACATCACAAATATTAATATTAATCATATCTTTTAAAATTTCATTAAATATAGTTGATGATTTTGATGTATCTAGAGTATTATTTGAGTTTTCAAGTTCATCAATTAGTTCTATTTTTTTATCATAAATATATTTATTCCATTTATGTATATCAAATAATGTTGTTTCCATTTCTATTTATTTTTATAATTTTATAATTTTATAATTATTATTATTTATAAATATATAATATATATAATTTATGGCATTAACGTATTTTATACGTAAAATGGCTACTAATAATCCCCCAACTGCACGAACTGAACCAATCAAAGCAGAATTGCGTTTAATGCTTGCTGTAGTTGTCACACTTTCACAACAATATAAAGCAGAAAATCACCAACTTCACTCCTATTTGTAACAAGCATATCTACGTATTGTTGTTCAAGACAAAACAATTGTTAAGTTGGGTAAAACAAATATTAAATTGGATAAGTAAAATTATAAATTATGTAAAGCAAAATAGAAAAACATATATTACATTCATTTATTAAAATTATTTAAAATTATTAATAAAATTTTATTATATTTATAATTTTTTTATAAGTAATAAATAATAAAAATCTTAATAAATAATAAATAATAATAAAATATAATAAAATATAAACAATAAAATATTGTACAATTATTTAAAATAATAAATTAAAAAAATGCCTTGTGAAAATCACGGACCAAAATGTAATGGAAACGAATGTGCTAATAAAAATTTGGATAATGGATTAATGACTAGATTGTGGGGACCAAGTGGCTGGTTATTTTTACACTGTGTATCTTTTGGTTATCCTTATAAAATTAATCCTAGAAATCAAGAACATATAGAAAAACAAAATGATTATTATCGTTTTTTTTATTATTTAGGTAAAGTTTTACCGTGTAAATATTGTAGAATTTCATATATGGAGTATTTTACAAAACATAGTCCAATGAATAAATTAGAAACACGTAAAGACTTTACAAAATGGTTATACGACGTTCATAATATGGTTAATGAAAAGTTAGGTGTTCCAGAATGCGAAATACCATCATTTGAAGAGATTGAAGACATATATCAAAGTTTTAGAGCATCTTGTAAGCCTTTAACAACAAAAGAAAAAGATGATAAAGAAGGTAAAGGTTGTATAACTCCAGAAGATGGGATGCCAAAACGTTGTGTTATTAAAGTTGTTGAATATGAACAAAAATCTGAAATTAGAGAACCTTTACAATCTTATCCAAAATCAGATGATTATTTTATTATATCAAAAAAAAATACGTATTGTATTATTATAATTATTTTATTATTATTAATGTTATATTATTGTTGTTCTAGAATAATTAATAAAAAAATAAAATAATTAAATATTTAAATTTAAATATTAAAAAATTAATATAAACATATGTTCTTTACAATTAGGCTTATCCTTAAATAAAAGTCTGTGTTTATTAAATGATAAACCTAAAAGAGCTTTTTAAAGCATTGAACTTATGTGATGGTTATTATATTTAAAGTAGATATTTAATTATTAGATTACAAATAAAGTTTAAAATAATATAGTATTAAATAATAATATAAATATAATTTTATTTTTGAAATAAAATTTAAAATACATTATATTTAATTGGAAATACACTATAAAAAAATAATCTACGCTTATTTATTTGAGGATAATCACATTATATAATTATTTAAATTATTTGTTAAATTATTATTATTTTAAATAAACAATATAAACAATATAAACAATATAAACATTATTAATATAATATACAAAACTATATTTTATAAATAAATTATATTAAGTGCGACTATTTATCACTACTGATATTTAATAGTTTATAATTATTTGTGTATCTATTAACTCTTATTAAATACTATTTTAATCTACATTAAGTTTTAAAATGGAATCTAACTCTACTACAACCACCGAAAGTAAAAATAATAATGAAAAGCAAAATACGAATGAACAGCAAAATACCCAAAATTATAATGTAAATAAAAATAATAATAGACAAAATAATAATAACCGACAAAATAATAATAATAACCGACAAAATAATAATAACCGACAAAATAATAATAATAACGGGCAAAATTATAATAACAATGATCAAAATAATAATAACCGACAAAATAATAATAACAACGGACAAAATTATAATAACAACGGGCAAAATTATAATAACAATGGTCAAAATTATAATAACAATGGTCAAAATTATAATAACCATGGACAAAACTATAATAACAATGGACAAAACTATAATAATAATCGAAAAAACTATAATAACAACGTACAAAATTATAATAACAATCGACAAAATTATAATAATAACCGCATAAATTATAATAACAATAGTCAAAATAATAATTATGAAAATAATAATTCTAATAATGAACCTGTAAATGAACCTATTAATGAACCAAAAGAAACTATTAAAAGTGAAGACTACGATGACCCTAATACAATGACACCTGAAAATATTATTAAAAGAGAAAAAGCAATTGAACCTATTGAAACATTCGATAATCTTTCTGAATTAATTGATTTAAAAATTATTCGTGGTGTAATGTCATATGGTTTTGAAGATCCAAGTCCAATTCAAAAGAAAGCAATTAAACCGGTCCTTGGTAAATTTGACCTTATCGCTCAAGCCCAAAGTGGAACTGGTAAAACTGCTACATTTTGTATTGGAACATTGGGACGTATTGATTTTACTAAAAATGAAACTCAAGCCATTGTTTTAGCCCATACATTAGAATTAGCCCAACAAATTGAACATGTTTTTACAAATATTGGTAAATATACTGATTTACGATTAGCAACTGCTGCTAAATCAGCAACTGTTAGAGACAATATTGAAACTTTGTTAGGTCGTAATAATCCTGATGGTTTATTACCACACGTTGTTATTGGAACACCGGGTCGTGTTTTAGATATGATTAATAAAAAAGCAATTAATATTAATACAATTCGTTTGTTAGTATGTGATGAAGCTGATGAATTATTATCTGAAGGTTTTATTTCTCAAATTAAGGAAATTATTGGTTCTATTACTGCAAAAACACAAATTGCTTTATTTTCAGCAACAATGGATGCTAGTTTTTTAAAATTAACTGAAAAATTTCTTCGTAATCCTATTAATATTTTAATTAAAAAAGAAAATTTAACTCTAGAAGGTATTAAACAATTTTATATTGATTGTGAAAAAAATGACTTTAAATTTGAAACATTGTGTGATTTATACGGATTATTTTCAACATGTCAAACAATTATTTATTGTAATCATCATCAAAGTGTAGAAATTTTAAGTCACAAAATGCAAGAACAAGATTTCAAAGTATCTTATATTCATGGAGGAATGAATATTTCTGAAAGAGAAGAAGCAATGAAAAAATTTAGAAATCTTACAACACGTGTATTAATTTCAACTGATTTACTAGGTCGTGGTATTGATGTTCAACAAGTATCTATTGTTATTAATTATGATATACCATTTAAATCTGAAGCATATATTCATCGTATCGGTCGTAGTGGTCGCCACGGAAGAACTGGAACAGCAATTAATTTTGTAACAAATAATGATATTAAACGTGTCAATGATATAGAAACTTATTATAATACACGTATTTTACCTTTACCTTCTGATATGTCTAATGTATTTCAGTCAAACTTTTAATTAAATTAAATTAAATTAAATTTTATTTTATATTTTTCATATTTTTTATATTTTTCATATTTTTCATATTTTTAATAATTAATTATTTATTTATTTTATAATACTTATATTTAAAAATTAAATTCGTTTATATTATTAAATAAAAAACAAATATTTAAGTAATCACTATATTAAATTATATATTTTATTAGTTATATCATTGTTTAATAATTTTAATTTCAACTATGTCTCAACCTAATAATCTTTCTATTGTTCCTGGTCAAGATAGTTGTAAAAGTGCTACTCCTAGTTTAACTTTACCAACAGAAAAAACTCTTCTTCAAGCAACAAAACTTTCTTTAAAAACCAAAAAACCAATTTGTTTTTATTTTTATATTGATTCTCTAAAAGGTAAAATAACAATCGTTTCAGATGGAGAAGACCGTGTTATTTTTAAAAATGAAGATGAACATACGTCTCCAATTATTAACACTTATAAATCAGAAAACTGTTATATTGTAGTTACTGAAAATACTATATATATTATTAGTTCTGAAACTCAAGTTCGTTAATTTTATAAAAAAAATATTTTTTTTATAGTTTTAAAATTTTTCATAGATTAAATTGTTAGTTTATTAATTATATTATTAGTTTATTAATTACATTATTAGTTTATTAATTACATATTATCATAATAACTATCATCATTATCACTATTATCATAATCATATTCATTATCAATAGAAGAATAAAATTCATAATTTCAATTTAAATATTCATTAGGAAGTTCTACATTTTCCTTTTTTTTTATATCACCATGTTTGTAGATTGAGTTGCCATTGCAGTAGCCATTATTTATTTTCAAGTTTTTGAAATTATATTGAAACTTATTACACCTTTTGATACTTAAAATGCAGATTTAATCATCTTACAATTTATAAACCGCTTTTATCATTTCAATTAATTCTTTTATTGTATTTTTTAGTTCATTAATATCATTTTTTATTTCATCAATTTCACTTTTTATTAAAACTGGTTTTTTAATTTCTGTTACAGATTTACATTGTTTAGGATTATTGTTTCGTCTTTTTATTGTTTCTACTATTTGGTTTTCATCTAATTTTGTTTTCAATATTATTTCTTCCATAGAAGTATTATTAATATACAATTTATAGGCAATTTCTCTACGTCTTGCGTTTATACCTCCAACAGTTCTATCGTGTGATTGTGCTATTTGTTCTGTATCGATATTATTACTTAACTTTTCTAATAATAATGTTTCTTCTTCATCACTCCATTTTTTACCTGTGTTAGAAGGATACTCTTTATCTGGATATTTAGATTTTAACATTTTAAGCATACGACTCTCCATGTTTATAATAATTTTAAACTATTTTAATTTTTATTAATAAATAAGCTTTTTAAATGTCTAAAGGTGTAAAACTATTAAAAAATCAATTTTATATTAAAAAATGTTAAAAATATTAAAAATATGAAAATTATTAAAACTATAAAATTAATTTTTATTTAATTATTGTAAATCAATCATAGGATAAAATGAACTATCTATAATTTTATTATTACTACTTTCTTCAAAAAAATCATCATTCATATCAAAACCACTACCTGATATACCATTTGGTGAAATATAAATATCATTTCCCAACATAGTATTTTTAGATAGAAAATCATTAAGGTTACCTTCGTTATTACTACCTTTTAATACCATTCCTATATTAAAATCATTTGAACCTAATGGTTGTGGTTGTGTTATAGATGGTTGGATGGTAGAGGGCTGGGTGGTAGAGGGCTGGGTGGTAGAGGGCTGGGTGGTAGAGGGCTGGGTGGTAGAGGGCTGGGTAGTAGAGGGCTGGGTAGTAGAGGGCTGGGTAGTAAGTATATATTCTGTTGTTAATAATCCTAATCTCATACCTACAAACATAGGATTTTTATTATCACATAATGGAGTTTCATTATCTACAAAATAAGTTTTATAATTATCATTACTTATAACATTAATATCATTACTATAATTGGTGTTAGTAATATAATATTTTATAGGATATACTCTAATATATTTACATTTAGTAAAGTTTTCAATTAAAATACCATATTTTTTATCATAATCAATAATTTCATATGTTGTTATATCTTGATTTCCATTAGTACCTATTTCATTAGTACCTAGTTCATTAGTTTCTGTATTTATTTTTTTTACAGTTTCATTAATTTCATAATCTATATGAAAAAGTTTTGGTTCTGTTTTATTATTTTTATCTTTTAGTGCTTCCCAAATAATACCATTATTTGATGTTTCTACTGTAAAATTTGTAATTAAAATAAAGTTTTCTAAACTCATAATTGATTGTATAATAATACCATTTATTATTCTTTCATTAGTTAATTCTATTTCTATATATGGTTTTTTTACTTCATCATATATATCTAGCCATCCAAAATTAGAATCTAGTTTAGAATTATATATAATAGAATTATCAGGAATTAAATCAGGTTCTATAAATCCATTTTCATTAATCATATTTATTAATTGATATACCATAGTTTTGTCTTCATCTGTTCCATTTATTAATAAATGACTAAAATAATTATCTATTAATAAATAAAACATATCATATTTAAAATCAATATTACATATAAAATAATTACTATATCTTCTTTCTTTCTCAATAATACTATTTTCATTATTTATTCCACTAATATCATACACATTATTTTTAATTTTAATAGTATTATTAACAATATTTTTATCTTCAATTATAAATGAATTGTGTAAAGGTTCTAGATTAATATCTTCAAATTTTTCTTGTTTATTTAAAAAAGTGTATAATAAATATACAATTATTATTAAAATAATTACACATATAATTTTATGTACAATTTTCATTTTTATTTTAAAGATGTATCTATACTTTATTAATATATAAAATATATAAAAAATATAAAATAATATGAAAAATATAAAAAATATAAAAAATATAATGGACTTATCCTCTAATAAATAAGCGTGGTTTATATATTATAAGTATAGTTTATTTAGTTAATAATATAATTTATATTTTAATTTGCACTAAAAAATAAATTTACATATTTTTTAATTTAAA